TGACACGTACAAACCCCGGCCTTGGTGAAGCGCTGATATGTACGGCAGACGAAATACAGACGGGTCTCACCAGACACGGGCGGGCGGTTTATCACCGCCAGTGGGTAGCCGCATTCGTGGCAGAAGATAAGACCCTTGAGTAGAAAGTCATATGTTCTGCTGCGAGTGTGCTTGCGGCTGTTGACAAGCATCCGCACCTTCTGAAAGGTTTCCCTGTCAACCAGGGGCTCATGGGTGTTTTCAACCACCACCCAGTTTTCCCTGTCCTGCCGCAGGCATTTCTTGGATTTGTAGCTGACCTTGACCATGCGCCCCTGCACCATGTTGCCCAAATAGGTTTCGTTTTGCAGCATGTCGGATATTCTCTCGCTGCTCCACAAGCCTGTGTAGGGACCGGGGTTTCCCACCTTCCAGCCGCAGTAAGTTGCAGGTGTGGGTATCCCCTCTTCGTTCAGCTTCATTGCGATCTTACGGCAGCTCATGCCGTCCAGTGCCATATCGAAGATGCGCCGCACAATGGGAGCTACTTCTTCGTCAATGACGATTTTGTTCTTCTCCGTGGGGTGCATCTTGTAGCCGTAGAGGGCTTTGCCGCCGATGAATTGCCCCTTACGCTGCTTGTCACGCTTGACGGACTTTATCTTCTTGGATATGTCCTTGGCGTACATGTCGTTCATGATGGCGCGAAAAGGGGTGATGTCATTGGCTGTGGACTCCACGCCAGTGTCGATGCCGTCCAGCAGGGATATGTAGCGCACACGCTTTTCCGGGAAATAGCGCTCCATATAGTGACCGGTCATTATGTAGTCACGACCCAGACGGCTCAGGTCCTTGGTGATGACCATGTTGACCTTTTTGGCCTCGATGTCCGCAATCATGCGCTGGAAACCGGGCCGGTCAAAGTTTGTGCCGCTCCAGCCGTCATCAACATAGGTGTCGTAGACGCTCAGACGGTGCTTCTGAACAAATTCGTCCAGCAGGGATTTCTGGTTGGTAACGCTCTGGGAAGGCCCTTCGCTTTCATCCTCCTTTGATAAGCGGATGTATAATGCCACGTGGTAATCCATCGGGTTGCTTATTTCCAAGTACATAGTTTCCTCCTTGAAAACAGCAGCCATTCATCATGTATATTGTCCCATAAATATTGTATTTTGTCAAAAGTTCGCACTTTTTGTGATCTCTCTGTATAAAAAACTGCGAAAGCTCTCACAAATGAGTTCAAGCAGATCCTCTCCTTCCTCTGCAAATCTACAATGTACCATAAGCTCCTGCTTTCTTCCGGGCATAAGCATACCTCCTTGATTAATTTATATAAGAATATGTTTATGCTCATATCAAAATCCCAGCGTGAACGGTCACTGGTTTTACACGCTAAAGTGTGCAGTGGCTTCTTAAAAGCCCAATTTACTCGACATTTAATTTAACTCTGCAGGTCGACATAATATGTACTGATTATAGGACAGTAAAAATTTTAGACTTCAATCACACAGTAAAAAGAATAAGAAAATATAGGGAGGATAAAATCTATGGACAAAGGAGTATTTGGCGGAATGTTTGATTTTAACCGCGACGGACATATTAGCCCGGCTGAGAGCGCAGCAGAGTGCATGTTCTTTCACGAGGTCATAATGAAGGATAAGAAGCAGGGCAAGAAGAAACATCCTTCGAATGGATTCAAGGCATTTAAGGCTCAGAGCACAGATAAACGCTGAGCAAAGATAAAAAACAGGGGGAAATTTTAATGGAAAGGTTTAATGCTGTATTGAATATTACAAAGCTCGTTGCTGATGTCGCTCTGGAGTCTCTGATGGTTCTTTTTCTCAAGGAGTACCGGGAGGACGCACTGATGCAGATTGAAGAAGGTACCCCGGTATGAGCAGGGGCGTGCAGACCAAAACCGAGCAGGTATATGGCAACAGGTATTCTCCGTATGAGAGCAAGAAAAGCTGTGACATGACAGCTTGGTACAAGCTTTATACGCTTGACCCTCAGAGGCATCTGCTTAAAGATGGACTAAAGTTCAGCCGGATAATCGACCGCTGTGAGTTCTATCAATATCCCGAGCCTGCCTTTGTGGTGTTTATGGAGCTGAGCGAGCTGCTGAAGATCGGCGACATTCTGACCGATGAACACGGCAACGAGTTTGCGGTAGACAGCTTTGTTCATATGCAGTTTTCTGAGATACCCGCCTGGTACCCCTCAGTGTTCCCGATGGTCATAACCGGGGACAGCTATGAGATTGGGGAGTATCTTGCCAAGCAGAGCCGCTCAGCGTAAAAATTCATTTCACGGTGAAATCTATTTCTGAAACTGACAAGGGCACAGCTCATTTGAAGCTGTGCCCTTAAATTCATTTCATGGTGAAATTAATTTCTTTCTCCTTCGCCGAAATTTGACCGAATTTGTACCTTAAGGTATAATAGATTAAAGGCACATAACATTTGACAAGGAGAAATGATATGGCTAAGAACAATAATTGCATTGCGATATATTCCCGCAAATCCAAGTTCACAGGAAAAGGTGAGAGCATCGGAAATCAGGTGGAGCTGTGCAAGGAGTACATTGCTGTCCACTACGGTCAGGAGGCTCTTGAAAATGAAAATATAGTTATATATGAAGATGAGGGCTTTTCCGGCGGTAATCTGAACCGCCCGGACTTCAAGAAGATGATGACGGCAGCCAAAAAACACCAGTTCAAGGCAATCATTGTCTATCGTCTTGACCGAATCAGCCGCAACATTAGTGACTTTGCAGGGCTAATTGAGGAGCTTTCCCGGCTGGACATTGCTTTCGTTTCCATAAAGGAGCAGTTTGACACCGGCACCCCCATGGGCCGCGCCATGATGTACATTGCCTCGGTTTTCTCTCAGCTTGAGCGCGAGACTATTGCTGAGCGTATCCGCGACAATATGCACGAGCTTGCCAAGACCGGCCGCTGGCTAGGCGGCACAACTCCCACAGGCTTTAAGTCTGAGGCTGTGCAGAGCGTCACCATTGACGGCAAGGCCAAGAAAGCCTGCAAGCTGAAGCTTATTGATGCGGAAGCGGAGGTTATCAAGCTTATATACGAGCTTTACTCCGAGTTTGACTCCCTGACCCTGACCGAGGCAGAGCTGATAAAGCGCGGCATAAAGAGCAAGAACGACAGGTACTACACCCGTTTTTCCATCAAGGCCATACTGCAAAACCCGGTTTATCTCATTGCAGACAAGGGAGCCTACGACTACTTTGTGGAAGTTGAGTCCGAGCTGTTTTCCTCCAAGGAGGAGTTTGACGACGTACACGGTATCATGGCCTACAACCGGACAAAGCAGGAAAAGGGCAAGACCACGGAGTATCTGCCCAAGAGCGAGTGGATAGTAGCGGTCGGTCTGCATCCCGGCCTTATCCCCAGCAAGACATGGATAGCGGTGCAGAACTCTCTGGAGCGAAACAAGCTGAAGTCCTACCGCAAGCCCCGGAACAATGAAGCTCTGTTGGTGGGTCTGCTCTATTGCAGCTGCGGAAGCAGAATGTATCCCAAGATCACAAAGCGCACCATGCCCGGCGGGCAGCCTGTCTATACCTATGTCTGCAAGATGAAGGAGCGGAGCAAGCGCAGTGTTTGCAACAGCAGGAATGCCCACGGCAATATTCTGGATGCGGCAATCATTGACCAGATTAAATCCCTTGAGAACAATAATGGCAGCTTCATGGCTAAGCTTGAGAAAAGCCGCAGATTCTATACCGGCAACAGGGAGAGCTATGAGGAGCGCCTGTCCGCCCTGCGTCAGGATAAAGCCGTTGTAGAAAAGAAAATGGAGGGTCTTATCGACTCTCTGGCAGAGCTGGGCGACAGCGCGGCACGAAGCGCGGTGGCAAAACGAATCGAGCAGCTGAGCATGGAGAGCCTTGACATCGAGCAGAAGCTGCGGGAGCTTGAGGGTCTCACCTCACAGCACGCCCTCAGCGATATAGAGTTTGATGTTATGCGTCAGCTTCTGGATATGTTCAAAAACGGCATTGACGAAATGAGCATCCAGCAGAAGCGCGCCGCCATCAGAACCCTTGTGCGCAAGGTGGTCTGGGACGGGGAAATGGCCCACATCGTTCTTTTCGGTGTACAGGACGGAGAGATCGAGTACCCGAACATGAGCGCCCTTGAGGGCGGTGTTGTTGATGACGAGGATCCCGACGATGAGCTGCTATGCTGTGATGGCATGGAATATGACGAAGAAAGTTGCGAAAATATAGGTGATTTGTCGATAAACGCGGATAATTCTGCACACAAAATGCCGCTGGGCGAGGATAGCAAATGAAATACTAATGCACTTTAGAAGTATCAAAAAGACTGCCGGGGACGTTAGTCTGTCTGAAACACTCGACCTTTATGGGGAAGGCGAGGGGCTATACCTGATAGATGTGGTCTCTCAGGAGGACGACATGGCCGAGCGCATAAGCGGCAAAGAACTGTGCGGCAG